CCTGAAAGACGTATATTCTATATTGACGTTGGTAACTTGCCTAAACTAAAGGCAGAACAGTACCTACGTGACATCATGGTTAAGTATAAGAACAAGTTGGTATATGATGCCAACACAGGTGAAGTCAGAGATGACCGCAAGTTCTTATCAATGATGGAAGACTTCTGGTTACCACGTAGAGAAGGTGGTAAAGGTACAGAGATTACTACACTACCAGGCGGACAAAACTTAGGTGAATTGGAAGACGTTAAATACTTTGAAAAGAAATTATACAAAGCATTGAATGTACCAATGTCAAGATTAGACCCAAATAATAGTGGATTTTCGTTGGGTCGTGTTTCCGAAATTACTCGTGATGAGTTGAAGTTTGCTAAGTTCGTTGACCGTATGCGTAGCAAATTCTCAGATATTTTTGACCAAGCAATGCGTGTTCAGTTAGTTCTAAAAGGCGTTTGTACTAACGAAGAATGGAATGAATTCAAAGAACACATCTATTATGACTTCTTAAAAGACAACAATTTTGCAGAATTAAAAGAAGCAGAATTAGTAAGAGAAAGATTAAGTCTATTGCAACAAGTTGATCCATACACAGGTCGTTATTACTCTATGAATTGGATTCGTAGAAACGTATTGCGTATGAATGATGATGACATTGTATCAATTGAAAAAGAAATTGCAAAAGAAAGAGAAGAAGGCGTTACATATCCAGTTGATATGGAACAAGCACAGGCTCAAGCACAGTTACAGAATACTCAAGCACAGACAGACCAAATGGCAGCCCAAGCGGATGCCGTGGCAAATGATGCGGAAACTAATGGGGCTGATGATACAAGTGGCTCATCGCAGTCATCAGATTCAACTTCAACACCTGCACCTAAACCTAGAGTTAGAGGTGATTTGAGTATATAATGGATAAATTGATAAATAAAACACATATTTAGGAGAAAGAGATGATGGACGAAATTAAAACTGCTGTACAAGCCGCCTACGATGATGACGGTGCAGAATTCCTACGTGCCGTGGAAGCCGCTATTATGGGTAAAATAGAAGCGAATATGGAAGAGCGTAAAAAAGAAATCGCACAGAATTTAATCGCACAACCAGAGGCCGCATGAAAACACTAAAAGACTTCCTCAAAACTAATATCAAGGAAGAAGCACCTCCGGAAACGGATGCTCAAGGTCATATTTCACCTGAAGCATTGCATCATCATTTTGATATTAACAAAGACGGTAAAGTGGATATGCATGACTATGCCGCACATATTGCTTTCCATTGTGCAAGACCAGAGTTTCTTGCAAAGTATATGGAAGAATTAGAGGGCGTCAATAAACATCATGCAATGGGAAATATCATTGACAATGATGAAGTCTATAACATGTATTCAAACAACATGGCATTAGTTGCACAAGATGGTCCTAAGATTGAAGAAGAACAGCAAAGACAAAATCATCTAGAAAAAGCAGTTCCTCCTGCTGTACTGATTATGCGTAGAAAATCAATCAGACAGTTTCCAAATGGTAAAAACGTTGCAATGTATTACATTGACAAGTTAAATAAATATGTCACAATACCATATTCAACTATGGCTTGGGCTCCTGAAGAAAAAGAAATCAATCCTATTAGCGTATTGAAGAAAATTACGGAAACTACATTAGTTGAATTTGCAGACGGTACAGAATTAGAAGTTACTCCTAATATGGCAAACGCAGTTTTAGATTTACATCGTAAAGTTAATGATGAAAATAAAGCGAAAATGCAAGAAATGTTAGCCACTAGTTCTGAGTATTTTAATAAAGTTTTAGAATTTACTAAGAGAATTTAAGGATAACAAATGGCAAATAAATTTACATATCAAGTATTGAGAGATACTACAACAGATGCCGTTATTAAATTAACAGGCACATTTGATGGTGCATCAGGACAAGAAGCAAACAATGCTCGTATTACTGCAAACGCATTGTATGGTGCATTAGATGCAAATAACAACTTGCTTGTTTCAGGCAATACTGCAAAGTCATATTACGATATTCAAATTACTGGTATAAAAGGAATCGTTAACTTTACAACAGCCGGTACTGGTGCAGTTGAAATTTTCTGGAATGGTGCTGGCACAACAGCCGCCGCACAATATGCAAACTCTGCAACCATTATGCACATGAACGGTAATACTGATTATGGAAACGGTGAACAGTTACCATCTATTACAAATAACTCTGGACAAAACGCCGCAGGATATATTGTTTCTGCAAACGTAGGCAAAGGCGATATTGGTGTATATACATCAGGTTCAGTTGCAAACTCTGCATACACTCTAATCGTTTCATTGCGTAAAAACAATCAACACTATCAACGTGGTCAGTTCAACGATCCAGCCGCATTCAATTACCCACCTTATGGATTAACACCATAATGACATTAATTGAAGCCATCCTTTCTGGTGACTTAGCGACTGCTAACAAGTTATTTGAGGCTAGACTTGCTGAATTAATCGATGAAAAGATTCAGCAAGTTAAGGCTGAGATTGCCTATGGAATGTTTGGTGAAGAAGAACTAGATGAAGCAAACGTCACGAAGATGGGAAGACAAAAACTCGTAAGAGTTCGTGTTCGTGGCGGTAAGGTACAGAGAAGAAAGAAAGTATCTGCTGTACAAGGATATACTTTCAGAGGCGGCAAATTAACTCGCATGTCAACACAAGAACGTAGACATCGTAAAATGGCAGCCCGCAAAGCAAAGATTAAACGCCGTGCTAAATTAAAACAAGCATTGCGTAAGAGAAAAATATCACTTAGAAAACGTCACGCATTGGGGCTATAATGAAATTAATTAAAGAAGTAACAGAACAAGTACAATATATTACCGAAGAAGCAGACGGTAAGAAAAGTTTGTATATCGAAGGTCCTTTTCTAGTATCAGAAAAGAAGAACCGCAATGGTCGCTTATATGAGTATGCGACTATGAAGAACGAAGTTCAGAGATATACAAACGAATACATAAATAAAAATCGTGCCTTTGGTGAGTTAGGTCATCCTGATTCTCCAACCATTAATCTCGAAAGAGTGTCCCATCTAATCGTAGGATTAAGAGAAGATGGAACACAATGGATAGGCAAAGCAAAAATTCTTGAAACACCATACGGTCAAATTGTCAAGAATCTTATCGAAGGTGGCGCACAATTGGGTGTATCATCAAGAGGTATGGGTTCACTTGTTAATAAGAATGGTGTGAATGTTGTTCAAGGAGATTTCTATCTAGCCACAGCGGCAGATATTGTAGCAGACCCATCTGCTCCTGGTGCATTTGTAGAAGGCATCATGGAGAATAAAGAATGGATGCTAGTTAATGGTGTATGGACCGAAAAAGAACATGACCAGGCTAAGAAGATTATTCGACAAGCGCCTGCTCACTTAATTGAAAAAGTAAGTCTTGACATCTTTACGAACTTTATCAAGAAATTATAATTTATAAATATCAAATATAAAACCTAGGAGAATCAGAAAATGGTTAAAAAGTTCAACTTATCTGACGCCGCTAAAGCAATATTGAATGAAGGCTCTAAAGAAACTTTCAATGCAAATATCAGTTCAAAGCAAGGCGCACGTTCAGGCAATCCTGACAAAGGAAACGAAGTTGGTATCAACAAACTTCCATCATCAGTAGCATACGGTGAAAAAGAAGCAGGTCTAGTAGGCCAATCACCAGAGAAGTCAACAGAAGAATTGCCTGATTATTTAAAAGGCGTTCCTTCTGCAACACCTCCAGGAGCAACACCTCCAGTTGGTAGCGAAAAAGATGGCGTAGGTGCAACAAAAGCAACAGGTCCACAAGATGACATGGGTCGTAAAGACATTATGCATCCAGTTAAAGCAGATGCAACAGACTACGAAGCAATTCGTGACCGCATCGCAGGTAAGTTGCCAGCAAACACATTCAAAACAAATCCAAATGGAACATTCCAGCATTATGATGGTACAGCAACGGCTGGTAACCAATCTATTGGTTCCAGTTCAACAGGTGGTGCTAACGAAGACACAGAACTAGAAGGTGATTCTATTATGGAAACAATTTCTGCAAAAGTTAGAGAAGACGTAGAAGCATTACTATCAGGTGAAAATCTATCTGAAGAATTCACAACAAAAGCAACTACAATTTTTGAAGCCGCAGTTGTTTCTCGTGTAATCGAAATCAAAAACCAATTAGAAGAAAGTTTAGTTCAAGAGTACGAAACTGCTGTTGAAGAAATGAAAGAAGATTTTGCAGAGAAGTTAGATGGTTATCTAAACTATGTTGCAGAACAATTCATGTCTAAAAATGAACTTGCAATCGAAAGCGGTCTACGTGCCGAAATCGTTGAAGACTTCATGACTGGCTTACGCAACTTGTTCATCGAAAACTATATCGATGTACCAGAAGAAAAAGTTGATGTTGTTGAAGAAATGGCTCAAGAAAATGAAGAAATCAAAGCAAAATTGAATGAAGCCATTACAGTAACAATCGAATTACAAAAAGAAATTAACGAACACAAAAAAACCGAGGCTATCCACACAGTATGTGAAGGCCTTACACAGACACAAGTAGAAAAGATTAAGGCACTCGCAGAGAATGTCGAATACACTACTGAAGAAGAATTTGCTGGTAAACTAAATACAATCAAGGAATCATATTTCCCTAGCGGTATTGTACAAGCAAACAAGTCTGCTTTAGAAGAAGGCGTAGAGTTCGAAGAAGAAAAAACAGCGAAAAAATCTTCCGATCCTCTTATGAATGTATACGCTAATGCAATCTCTAAATCACTAAAATAAAAAATAGGAGAAATCTAAAATGTATTTGACAGAAGAATTACAACAAAAATGGTCACCAGTCCTAGACCACGAAGGTCTACAGGCTATTAGTGATCCATACAAAAAGGCTGTTACAGCCATGGTTCTAGAAAACCAAGAACAAGCAATGCGTTCTGACCGTGGTCAGATGGCAATGTTGAACGAAGTTTCAGATGCTGGTCCTACTAACGTATCGGGTGGCGTTTCTAATTTCGATCCAATCTTGATTTCTCTAGTTCGCCGTGCATTACCAAACCTAATCGCTTATGATGTTGCTGGTGTTCAACCAATGACAGGTCCAACAGGTTTGATTTTTGCAATGAGAGCAAGATATGCAAACCAATCTGGTTCAGAAGCATTCTACAATGAAGCAAACACAGTATTCTCTGGTTCTTCATCTACATTGTCTGCCGCAAACAATGCATCATTACAATTAGCAAACAACACCACAGGTGATACAATCACTAACCCATTAAGTGGTTTCCCAACAGCCAATGCATTCACAACTGGTGCCGCATTGTCTACAGCAAGTGCTGAATTGTTAGGTTCTGACAATGGTGGTGTATTCAACCAAATGGCATTTAGCATTGAGAAAGTTACTGTAACTGCTCAAAGCCGTGCATTGAAAGCAGAATACTCACTAGAACTTGCACAAGACTTGAAAGCAATCCATGGTTTGGACGCTGAAACAGAATTGAGCAACATTCTTTCTACAGAAATTCTTGCTGAAATCAACCGTGAAGTTATCCGTACAATCTACGGTACTGCTGTTGCTGGTGCTCAATACGGTACTACAACTGCTGGTACATTCGACTTAGATACAGATTCAAACGGTCGTTGGTCAGTTGAGCGTTTCAAAGGTTTGATTTTCCAAATCGAA